GGCTGCTGGTGCTCAACCAGTCTGGCGGTACACCTATGAGTTGATTAATACGGGTGAGCCACAGCTGGGCGAGTACTGGAGCCCTAGCCGTCTTTTTGCGGACAAGTTTGCTTGTGTGTTGTCTTACAACAACACGATCCAGCTCTGGGCCCATGATGCTATCATCGGGACCCAACAGGAAGGCGTGTTGGAGATGATGTTCCTTGTCCCAATGTATCGGTTTTTTGATTTTGTGTGTTCCTGTTGGAGGCTGGCGCTTTTCATTTTGGCGATTTATTTGTTGGTTGTTTCGGTGAACCTGATCTATTGGTTCATCTATGACCACATTTATATTCCGCTTAGTGATTGGTGGCACGGGGACCAAATAATGGAAGATAGGTTGGTTGAGCTTGAGAGGGAGAATGCGGAGCTTAGAAGCATGGTTGAAGAGAATCAAAGGTTGTTGTCTGAGCTTAAGGACCTTAAAATGCAGGACGGCTTCAAACCGGAGGCCGTCATTGCGACAAGTCCTTTTTCACATACAACTGTTGAGGATCGGCGCGTTATCACTCTTTACAAGGATGATACCGCTGTGGCTAGTGCTTTTAAGGTTCGGCAACTCTCTCGCGGCCACGTTCTGTTGCAGACTGGCGGTCATTGTGATCCCTATGTTTTAGGTGTCACGCATTGGTCTTTTGTGGGGTCAGAGGAGCGTTTTAGTTTCTCCTGGACGCAGTACGTTCATGTTGGATCTCTGGATAATGCTTTTATAGTTTGTCCTCCCGGTTCTTTTCCGGGTTTACGGCGTCTCAAGTTTAAAGCGTATGAGCTTGAGACAGCTATAAAAGTTTATACTCCAGGTGCCAAAAATGGCGTAAACGCGGTCGGAGTAATTAATGCCGTTGGGTTGCATTCAGGTCAGCACTCTGCTAGTACTTTGCCTAGCTCTAGTGGTGGCCCTTTGTTGCCCATCGGTTCTCAGAACGTTTATTATGGCACACATTTGGGTTTTCTCACTAAGAGGATAGGTGATGAGGAGGTGAATGTTAACTACTTCGTTCCTGGCTATCTTAGTGAGCGAATAATTGACGGACTTTTTTCTACTCAGATCGTTGCCCAAGAAGCATTGGATGTTCAGGCTTATGCTGGACGTTTCGAGGGTTGGGCCACGACGGAGTATAATAAGGTCTGGGTGGTTGTTTACGATAAAACCGTGACCCGTGCTCCGCACGCTGTTCAAGTTAAAATTGTGAAAAGCGGTGTGGATTTGGAGTTTCAACCCTATCGACTTGAGGATGCTGAATGGGAGATAGAGGAGACCATAATGCGTAAACCTGCTCTCCTACCCCCCACTACTTCTAATTGGGCAGACCAAATGGATTATTGGGAGGATGAGAAACAAAGAACGCAGATGGTTGAGTTGCTTGCCAAGTTCAAGGATGGTGACTGGGCTGATAAAGCGCGTAAGACGCTTTCTAGCGGCAGGCATTACATCTTTGAGGAATTTGGCAAGTTCACTCTTGACCCTGCCTCTTGGTTAGTTTCAAAAGGCATGTGGCTTCCTGATCCTGAGAGCAAAAGTATCCTAAAGGGAACTGGACAAAAGAAGAAACTATCAAAAGATGAGAGGGGGAAACGAGCCCGTGGTAGCAAACAAATAGCTGCCACTCAGATGCTTATGGGTAACGAGGCTACTCTGGGTTTAACACCTCAACCTTCCGGCGTGGAGGCTAATCCAACGTCGGCCCTTAAAAATCTTAGGGGGACGACTGCAGCTGTCAAGAAATTTGTGTCACTTCGGGAGAAATTATTGGCAGGGCAGAAGACCCAAAAAGGCTTGTTTTCTTTTCTCGATACAAAAGTGGAGGCTTCAAGTGTTGGTGGCTTCGGGGCCTGGTTCAAAAGGATCGGTCATGGATTCTCTGTGCATGACAGTCGGAAAGTAATAGAGAAAATTAAGGACAGCTCTTTGGTGTGGGTTAAGCCAATATTGGAAAATTTGGGTTGGCCCACGTTTGATGCTGATTCTATCAGAATGAGCGTTCAAGCGCATTGTGATTTGTTTCTCAAACGTTACGTTCCTACTGCCACTTCTTTGGTTCCCTTCGACCTCGGGGTGCGTGTGGCTAGGAAGTTATCCCTACTTAGCAAAGTTGCGAGTGTGGGTTTAACTACAGACCCCATGCTCCGGGATAAGTTGAAATCCCGTATTAAGGATTTTCTGGTAGGGCCAAACTTTAAGAAGGTTGCCAAGAAGAGCACAGGGGTCACACCCGGCGTTAACAAGGCGGAGGTAATGGGCATCTCCTGGAATAGAAAAGGGGAAGTCCAAATTGACTCCTTGCGGTTTGAGCAGGCTTTCACAAAAATCTGGGAATTCGTACAGGCTATTTTGCTGGGTAAGGATCCCGATTTGTTGATAAAATGGTTTATCAAGGATGAGCCGACTAAGGTTAAGAAGTTGGATGAAGGTAGGTTACGACTGATTAGCGGGCTTGACGTTTATCCAGCTGTTCTTAACTTAGCTCTTGGTGAATCCTTGATACAAGACGACGTGTTGCATTGGAAGAGAAAACCTTGGTGTATTGGTGCAGATTTGGACCATAAGGATTTTGGTTATCACTTCCATAGCAAGGTCGGCGAAAATTACCATGATTATGACAAGTCAGCATGGGATTGGAC